TTAATAAAACTCTATACCCGTAATCTTCAATGAGTTCTGGCGCTTCCCTTTAATTCCTTTTACATATTCAAAATGAATGTTTTTGATTGCCATCTTTATGAATTCAGTTTTTAACTCATCTTCCATTAATTCCCAGCCGTTTAGCAATGAATACTTGAAATTTTTAATCTTCTCATAGTTAAAAGTCTTACCCTTATCATTATCCTTGCGCTTTTCATACTCATGTATTTCTTTGTCAATACGACTTATTATTGGAAAAGCTTCATCCTTATCCATCATACCTTCTATAAAAAGTGTTTGACATCTAGCGCGTTCTTTTCGCAACTTTTCAATATCGATGCCGACATCTTCTATTTCTTTAGGTTGGTTTTCGATTTTATATGATGTTAAATCAAATTGTTTTAGATAATTGTAAAATTGTTTTAAAACCTCGCCTTCGTCGATGTTACATGCATTTTTATTTTTAGTATTTTTGCAGTTAGAACAAAAGTATAGTTTAGAATACCAAACTTCTTTATTTTTAGGCGTATGCTTGACTGTGTTTAAAGTCAATTTCTGGTTACAGTTTGGACATAATAGTTTACTTCTGAAAATAGCGTTATGTTTTACGATTGTAGAGTTAGTTTTTTCACTTATCCTTAATTTTATTTCTTCGTATTCTTCTTCACTTATAATAGCTTCGTGGGTGTTTTCGACGAATATGTCACCGAAAACAAGATGACCTCTAGCTACCGGACTCGTTAGAGCATTGCCTATAACTGATCTGTGCCAGTTTTTACCTAAGGGTGCTTTGTATTTAGAGTTGTTCAATTTTATAGTTATTTCTCTTAAACTAGTACCTTTTTTCGCTTCTTCTACTGCAAATCGTAATACTTTTTTATATTCATTAGGCACAAATTTATCATTTACTCTGTCGTAATAGAAAGGAGGGACAGTTTTAGCTAACCCTTTTCTAGCTGATGCGCGTCGACCCATTGCAGTACGCTCTTGAATTGTAGTACGCTCCCACTCTGCCATAGCACCTACTAATGTTACGAACAAACGTCCCATAGCAGAAGTTGTGTCATATACTTCTGTTGCGCTCCTAAACAACACGTTTTTATTCTCAAACAATTCTAGTATCTCTAGTAAGTCTTTAACACTTCGAGTTAATCGATCTAGTTTATAGACTAAAACCAAATCAAAATTATCTATTTCATTCAACATTTCTTGTAAAGCGGGTCTGTCTTTTTTAGCTCCGGAGTATCCAGCGTCAGTATATACTTTATGAATTTTCCAGTCGTTTATGTCGCTGTAAGCTCTTAATTTTCTTTCTTGTTCTTCGATAGAGTGTCCTTTTTCTTTTTGTTCAAGTGTACTCACTCTAGTATAAATTGCTACTTTCATGTGCTCCCTCCTCAAAATTGGCAAAAAATAATAAGGGTAGGCGGGCTACCCGTTATTATAATTCTTTTAGAAATTCATCGAATGTTGTAAGGTTATATAAATTTCTAATAGATTTCATAGCTTTATTTATAGAAGTTTGATTTTTTTTGAGTCCTATTCCGTCAGTCACCCATATAAACTCTATATCTTCATAATTTTGCAATTCTTTATTCAATTCTATAAATCTTTCTGCTTCGGAATTTATTTTGCTACCAGACGTATTAAAAAAGTTAACTTCCAAGCAATAAGTAACATCGTCTTTATTAAAAACAAAGTCAAAAGTTTTATCTTTAATTCTATTCGCATCGATTATTTCCTTGTAAGGCACTTCTTTTCTGAATGTGATATCGTTTTCTTTAAGTAAATTTGCTATTTGATTCATCATCCATGTTCCAGTGTAATTCTTTTTATCATTACTACTCAATCCAACTTCGAGACCTAATATATAGTCTAAGACATTTTTATATCTATTATTCATAAACAAGTTTTCTCTTAAACCGCTTTCGACTAGAAAATCGAAAACAGTTTCTTTTTTATCAAAACCATATTTTTTAGCCTCTCCATCACTTGACCAATATTCAATTTGTTTATTACGGGATGATATGAACAGCGGTAAAATATCAAACGATTCGGCTCTTTGTGAATAAAGACGTTCGAATTTTTCTTTGAATTCAAATTCGTCACTTGCCATTAATACATTTAAATCATTTAATTGTAATTCATACTCTCTTACATTTTCTTGCAATTTTTCCCATTTTACATATTCTTTGAGTACAAAAGAAGTAGGTTTTAATTGTTTATAAAACTTTGCTCTTTCAAATTCTTTTAGTTGTCTCTTGGTTGGTTTGTAATTTAATATTAAGACTTCATTAGTTGCGTTGCTTCTCTTTTGAGCGTCGGAATTAATGAATCTGTTTACTGGAATTTCATAAAAGTCAAATTGGTTATACAAAAATTGTATTAACTTAGTATTATGATTTGTCACAATCCATTTAACGCCTTTTTTATCTAATTCAATTAACCTTTCCGCTAGTTCTTTATGCTCTTTTTCATGAAACCCACCTTTTTGATAACTAGTGTATGCTTCGTCATACGGGCTATCGATAAAGACAAAATCATTTTCTTTAACTTTTTTTAAAGCTTCGTTAAAGTCTTCGTTTAATATTATGATGTTGTTTTCGTTAAAATATTTATTTAAATTTCTTAAGTTTGTTTCAGAAAATACAGTAGAGTTTTTTATCATGTCTTTTTTATTAAAAGGTACATTAAATTTACCTTGGCTATTTACTCTATATAAACCATTAAAACCAGTTTTGTTAAGGTATAAGAATCTTGCGGCTATTTCTATATCATTTAAATTGAGTATTTCTTGCTCTCTTACTGTCATATAAAAATCTTTAGCATTATTAGTGTTGTGCTGTTTTATCATATCTTTAAGTTCTTTAATTAAAGGTGTAATGTCATGTTTGATAACATTGTATGTTGTCATTAATTCATAATTAAGATCGTTAATTATAGCGTTTTTAGGTTGATTGGATAATAATGTTGCACCTCCACCTAAAAACGGTTCATGATAGATAGCAAAATCGTTTGGTACGAGTGCATTAATCGCATCTAATAATTGTGTTTTTCCACCAGCCCATTTGACAATTGGTGACAATTTATAGTCTGACATCATTTCATCTCCTTTCAAATACTTATTTATTATAGTATACATTGGCATTGATTCATATGAATTTATTAAATCGCCACACAGGCGCTGTTAATCAATACGTTTTCACACTAGTAGGCGTTTTTTTGTTTAGTAAAATCATAATGAATCTTCTTTGGTTAACTTATCGCCATCTAATTTTTGCGAAATAAATTCCAAGTATTTACGCGCATTATGTGACGATAAATCTTTAGGTAACTCATAAGTGAATGGTTGATTACCACTAGTTAAAACTTCATATACTATAGTTTCTTTTTTTATTTTGCAATTAGTTATTTTCATTATAAACTCCTTTTAAACACTGATGAAATAGACGTCTTTTATATTAAAGTGCCATATAGGCGCTATTAATCACAATACAACTTTGCCCATTACTTTAATATTACTAAACGAAGCGACTTTGATATCATCATACTTCGGATTTAGAGATACCAAATTAATATAGTCTTCGCATATATCTACACGCTTGATAAGACTTACTCCATCTAATACAACGAGTGCAATTGTACCATCTTTAATAGAATCTTCTTTCTTAATAAAAGCGTATGTTCCTTGTTTTAACATAGGTTCCATTGAATCACCATTAACTAAAATACAAAAATCAGCATTTGATGGCGTTTCGTCTTCTTTAAAAAATACTTCTTCATGCAATATGTCATCATATAATTCTTCTCCTATGCCAGCACCAGTTGCACCACATGCAATATACGATACTAGTTTAGACTCTTTATATTCATCTATAGAAGTGACTTTATTCTGTTCATCTAATTGCTCATTTGCGTAGTTAAGTACGTTTTTTTGTCTTGGAGGCGTGAGTTTACTGTATATGGAAGTGATGTCGTTTTTTTTATTATTTCTTGTAGGAAACAAATCATCGATACTGATATTTAAAATATGAGCAATTTCAAATAAATCATCTTGTTTAGGAGTTCTGTACCCTGTCTCATAATTTGAAATAGTAGCCTTTTTAGTGTTGAGTTTTTCTCCAAGTTGATCTTGAGTTAAGTTCAATTTGGTTCTATAGTATCTGATTTTATTGCCTATAAATTTCGCTAATTCTTTTTTATCCATTTTCTTACCTCCTTAAATTTACCTATAGTATAACCCAATTATTTTTGGTATTCAACAAAAAAATACACGAAAAGCAAACTTTTATGTTGACTCAAGTACACGTATCGTGTATAGTTAGTTTTGTAAGCGGGAGGTGACAACATGCAATGGAATTTAATAAAGTTGAGAAAAGAAAGAAAGTGTACTCAAGAAGATTTAGCAAACCTCTTGAATATATCAACTGAAGGTTATCGTTTAAAGGAATTAGGAAAGCATCAATTTAAGAATGATGAGATGTTTATTATCGCTGATTTTTTTGACGAAAATATTGGAGATATTTTTTTACCCACAAAGTACACGAAACGCAAACAAACATCTTAAAAGGAGGAACGAACAATGCAAGCATTACAAACATTTAATTTTAAAGAGCTACCAGTAAGAACAGTGGAAATTGAAAACGAACCTTATTTTGTAGGAAAAGATATTGCTGAAATTTTAGGATATGCAAGGGCAGACAATGCCATCAGAAATCATGTTGATAGCGAGGACAAGCTGACGCACCAATTTAGTGCATCAGGTCAAAACAGAAATATGATCATTATCAATGAATCAGGATTATACAGTTTAATCTTTGACGCTTCTAAACAAAGTAAAAACGAAAAAATCAGAGAAACCGCTCGAAAATTCAAACGATGGGTAACTTCAGACGTCCTACCCGCTATTCGAAAACACGGTATCTACGCAACAGACAATGTAATTGAACAAACATTAAAAGATCCAGACTACATCATTACAGTGTTGACTGAGTATAAGAAAGAAAAAGAGCAAAACTTACTTTTACAACAAGAAATTGGAGAGCTAAAACCCAAAGCAGACTATGTAGATGAAATCTTAAAGTCAACTGGAACATTAGCTACAACTCAAATCGCGGCAGACTACGGTATATCAGCACAAAAGTTAAACAAACTACTACACGAAGCTAGATTACAACGAAAAGTGAATAAACAGTGGGTGCTTTACTCAGAACACATGGGCAAGAGTTACACAGAATCAGACACTATACCAATTGTACGCTCTGACGGTAGAGAAGACACAGTTTTACAAACTAGATGGACACAAAAAGGTAGATTGAAAATACATGAAATCATGACTGAATTCGGTTATGAAGCTAACGTAACTGCTTAACAGGAGGGCGCAGCAAATGGAAGATCAAAACAAAAAAGTCATTTATTACTACTATGACGAAGCAGGTAATAGACAACTATTATCAATTGGAGATTTGAATCTCTATTTATTAAAAGATATTAAATCAAGATTTGGTTTATATAAAAAACAAATCCCTGATTTAGATAATCTGTTCGTTCAAATAGACGGTGTTGAATTTAAAGTACTATAACCCGAGCAATGCACCTCTTAAACAACATTATACACGAAAGGAGCATAAACAAATGAACACACTATACAAAACAACCTTCCTCATCACAATGGCAGTTGCGACTTGGAAGGTTTGGAAGATTGAGAAAAACACAAGATTTAAACTTAGAAATTTTGATTATCCAAAAATTAATAATGCTCAGAGCAAATCATTGTTGGATATTGCTAGTCACGATTTAAAAGATATTTAACTGTATTCAAAATTTTCATATCTTGTTGAGCTTTTAAGCTTTCGTATAAAGCTATTGAATAAATAATTTCGTAAGATACGTTTTCAGGAGCATCTTCTTTCAACTTATTTATTCTATCTCTAAAAAAGTCACTGTCACCACCGAATTCTTTTTCGGCTTGATTACTAAGTTCACCAAAGAAATTTTGAAAATCATTAAATTCCATACTTATCACCTCCTTTCACTAGGAGATAACTAAATTATACACGAAAGGAATGGTAGAAGTGCCACCACACATTCAACAAATGTTATACGAAATCCAGTTAAAAGCTGGTATACCTCAAAAATTAATGGAAATGCAAGGTTTGATAAACGATGAAACAACCAAAGAGGAGAAAAAAGAAAATGAGTAACATTTATAAAAGCTACCTAGTAGCAGTACTATGCTTCACAGTCTTAGCAATTGTGCTTATGCCATTGCTGTACTTCACTACAGCATGGTCAATCGCGGGATTCGCAAGTATAGCGACATTCATATTTTATAAGGAATACTTTTATGGAGAATAAAAAAACTGCTACTTGCGCCAACAAGTAACAGTGACAAACGATTAACAAAATTAATTCGTGTTCAATATAAAACGAAAAAAGGAGGAAGTCAAGATGTATTACGAAATAGGCGAAATCATACGCAAAAATATTCATGTTAACGGATTCGATTTTAAGCTATTCATTTTAAAAGGTCATATGGGCATATCAATACAAGTTAAAGATATGAACAACGTACCAATTAAACATGCTTATGTCGTAGATGAGAATGACTTAGATATGGCATCAGACTTATTCAACCAAGCAATAGATGAATGGATTGAAGAGAACACAGACGAACAGGACAGACTAATTAACTTAGTCATGAAATGGTAGGAGGTATGAAAAGTGAATGATTTACAAGAGAGAGAATTAGAAACATTCGAACAAGACGACCGATTCAAAGTAACTGATCTAGACAGTGCTAACTGGGTTTTTAAGAAACTGGATGCAATCACAACTAAAGAGAATGAAATCAACGATTTAGCAAATAAAGAAATTGAACGCATAAACGAATGGAAAGATAAAGAAGTAGAAAAATTACAGAGTGGCAAAGAATATTTACAAAGCCTTGTAATTGAATATTACAGAATACAAAAAGAACAAGATAGCAAATTCAAGTTGAATACACCTTACGGAAAAGTGACAGCCAGAAAAGGTTCAAAAGTCATTCAAGTTAGCAATGAGCAAGAAGTCATTAAACAACTTGAGCAACGAGGTTTTGACAACTATGTAAAAGTAACTAAAAAACTTAGCCAATCAGACATTAAGAAAGATTTCAATGTAACTGAAAACGGCACATTGATTGACGCAAACGGCGAAGTTTTAGAGGGTGCTAGCATTGTGGAGAAACCAACGTCATACACGGTAAAGGTGGGAGAATAGATGGCCGAACAACTTAATTTGTACCAAAAAATAGCAGATGTTAAAGCGAATATTGCGGGCTTCACAAAAGATACTAAGGGTTATAACTTCTCGTATGTTTCAGGATCTCAAATATTACACAGAATAAGAGAAAAGATGATTGAACATAATTTATTGTTAGTCCCCAATACGTCAAATGAAAATTGGACGACACATACTTTTAAAAACAAAAAAGGTCAAGAAGTGACAGAATTCATAGTTGAAATGGATTTGAATTATACATGGATTAATGCTGATAAACCAGAAGAACAGTATGAAGTAAGTTATCACGCTTACGGTCAACAAAATGATATTTCACAAGCACATGGCACAGCGTTAACTTATGCTGAACGCTATTTCTTAATGAAGTTCTTTAACATTCCAACTGATGAAGATGACGCAGACGCAAAACAAAAACAAGATAAATATTCAACAGTAAGTCAAGAATTTAAAGACATACTAACTAAAGAAGTTAATGATTTTATAGCCATAGCTAAAGAAAGTGGATTCGCGGAAAAATACCAGGAACAAATTAACAAATTAGAAAAAATGAACGTCGAAGCACTGAATAAAAACCAAATCAATGTAACCAGACAACAGATAAAAAAATGGCTTGGAGGAATTGAACAATGAATACAGTAAATTTAATTGGGAACCTAGTGGCAGATCCAGAGTTAAAAGGTCAAAACAACAACGTAGTTAACTTTGTAATCGCAGTACAGAGACCATTCAAAAACAAACAAACTAACGAATATGAAACAGACTTCATTCGTTGTGTTGCATTTGGTAAGACTGCTGAAATCATCGCTAATAACTTTAATAAAGGTAATAAAATTGGCGTTACTGGTTCAATACAAACCGGTAGTTATGAAAATAATCAAGGACAGAAAGTGTTTACTACAGACATCGCAGTCAACAATATAACTTTCGTTGAACGTAAAAACAACGGTCAATCTAACAACCAACAACAGCATAATTCATATAACGCACCACAGAATAGACAGCAATCAAATAATACATTTGCTAATGCTAATGGTCCTATAGAAATCTCTGACGATGATTTACCTTTCTAGGACGTGATTAAATGGCTCAAATCAAAAACTATATCACTCAAGATGACGGCACAACAACAGTCGTTATCGAGGGTGCCGAGCTAGGAGACAAAGAAACATTATTACTTGATAACGGCTACGAAGTCGAATGTGATTTGCGAATCGAAGACCCATTCAAAATAACAGACAAGCAACGAAGAAAAATATTTGCGCTCTGTAACGACATAGAGAGCCACACAGGCCAACCACGTGACTATATGAGGTATTTGTTCCAAGAATATGTAACGGTTCTGTATGACTATGACAAGAGTATTTCGTTAAGTGACTGTACACGGATGCAAGCGAATCAAATTATCGAGGTAACACTCGATTGGATATTTCACAACGACATACCGCTTAGTTATAAAACAAGCGACTTGCTGAAACAAGATAAATCATTCTTATACTGGTCAACTGTTAACCGCAACTGTGTAATATGCGGAAAGCCTCACGCTGACCTAGCACATTATGAAGCAGTTGGCAGAGGCATGAACAGAAACAAAATGAACCACTATGACAAACATGTATTAGCGTTATGTCGCGAACATCACAACGAGCAACATGCGATTGGCGTTAAGTCGTTTGATGATAAATACCACTTGCATGACTCGTGGATAAAAGTTGATGAGAGGCTCAATAAAATGTTGAAAGGAGAGAAAAAGGAATGAATAGACTAAGAATAATAAAAATAGCACTCCTAATCGTCATCTTGGCGGAAGAGATTAGAAATGCTATGCATGCTGTAAAAGTGGAGAAAATTTTAAAATCTCCGTTTAGTTAATACAGGTTTTTACAAAAGCTTTACCATAGGCGGACAAACTAATTGAGCCTTTTTTGATGTCTATTACCCAGGGGCTGTAATGTAACTTTAATACTTCAAATTCAATGCCAGAAAGTTTACTTATTGTTTCTAGGTTGTGTCCTGACTTTAACATTCTTTTAACAAATTCTAATCCCGAAACAAATCTTTGTTTTTCTATAATCTTATTAAAGTGATTTAAAAACTGAGGAGCATAAAACTTATTATAAATTCCTTTTTTTGTTAAGTAAGACATGTCAAAAGTTTCATTTAAAACCCCTAACCTTACTAGGTTATTAATTGAAATTTCGGTTGATTCTATATCTAACGGAGAGTCTTTTATTAACGTGTCCGATATATTCATACCGTCATTCTTTGGGTTTAAAACCGCTCTATATTTAACGGCAGGATGTACTTCGTGATTCTTTAAATGTTTTAAAAGAATAGCATCATTTGGGGATAATTGTTTAATTATTTCAACAAATGAATGGTGGGTTAATGAGTTTTTTCTGTCATCCATAGATGATGCTATTAGTTTTGCGAACATATTACTTAAAGTTTTTTCACTAATGTAAAACTTTGAAGCTTCTAGAGCAGGACCTAGAAGAGAAAATTGTGGTTCTTGTAAATTATTTTCAGGTACAGAAGATATTTCTTTTTTAAATTGTTCTTTGAATTTTTCAAATTCTACTTCTCTTTGATAAATAACTTTATCCACATAAAGGTGGAATTTCCCAAAGACAAGTTCCCAAGTTTTAGAGAATGTTTCTACAGGCCCTTTTGATGCGCCTTCAATAATTTTATCAATACCTTTACCTAAAATAGGATCCATAATTATTCACCCCCAATCTAACGCAATAGCGATAATAAAATTATACCAGAAAGGAGATAACGAAATGGCAACATTTAGAACGATAAAAGAAAGTGGCGATTTTGTAACTGTGCATAAATCTTTTGTGTTCGATAGTAATTTAAGTGCTAAAGCTAAAGGGATATTATTGTATTTCCTAAGTCGTCCTGACAATTGGCAAATATACACGTCAGAAGTAGTTAAACATATGAATGATGGACAAAAATCAATCAATAGTGGCGTTCAAGAACTTATGGATAATAAATATGTTCACAGAATACAAAAAAGAGCTGAAAACGGTGTGTTTAAAGGTTTTGAATACTTAGTTTACGAAAAACCAACCGAAATGCCATTTTCGGAAAACGGATTATCGGCAAACGGGTTTTCGGAAAACGGAAAAACGGAAAACCGAAAAGGGCGTACTACTAATAATAATAGTACTAATAATGATTTAACTAATAATAACAATACTAATAATGATGGAAGTATATTGTCGGGCAACCCGACTGTGTATTCCATTCCCTATAAAGAAATTATCGAATACTTAAATAAAAAAGCAGGAAAGCATTTTAAACATAATACAGCTAAAACAAAAGATTTTATTAAAGCAAGATGGAATCAAGATTTTAGGTTGGAGGATTTTAAAAAGGTGATTGATATCAAAACAGCTGAATGGTTAAACACGGATAGCGATAAATACCTTAGACCAGAAACACTTTTTGGCAGTAAATTTGAGGGGTACCTCAATCAAAAAATACAACCAACTGGCACGGATCAATTGGAACGCATGAAGTACGACGAAAGTTATTGGGATTAGGGGGATATTATGAAACCACTATTCAGCGAAAAGATAAACGAAAGCTTGAAAAAATATCAACCTACTCATGTCGAAAAAGGATTGAAATGTGAGAGATGTGGAAGTGAATACGACTTATATAAGTTTGCTCCTACTAAAAAACACCCGAATGGTTACGAGTATAAAGACGGTTGCAAATGTGAAATCTATGAGGAATATAAGCGAAACAAGCAACGGAAGATAAACAACATATTCAATCAATCAAACGTTAATCCGTCTTTAAGAGATGCAACAGTCAAAAACTACAAGCCACAAAATGAAAAACAAGTACACGCTAAACAAACAGCAATAGAGTACGTACAAGGCTTCTCTACAAAAGAACCAAAATCATTAATATTGCAAGGTTCATACGGAACTGGTAAAAGCCACCTAGCATACGCTATCGCAAAAGCAGTCAAAGCTAAAGGGCATACGGTTGCTTTTATGCACATACCAATGTTGATGGATCGTATCAAAGCGACATACAACAAAAATGCAGTAGAGACTACAGACGAGCTAGTCAGATTGCTAAGTGATATTGATTTACTTGTACTAGATGATATGGGTGTAGAAAACACAGAGCACACTTTAAATAAACTTTTCAGCATTGTTGATAACAGAGTAGGTAAAAACAACATCTTTACAACTAACTTTAGTGATAAAGAACTAAATCAAAATATGAACTGGCAACGTATCAATTCAAGAATGAAACACAATGCGAGAAAAGTAAGAGTAATCGGAGACGATTTCAGGGAGCGAGATGCATGGTAACCAAAGAATTTTTAAAAACTAAACTTGAGTGTTCAGATATGTACGCTCAGAAACTCATAGATGAGGCACAGGGCGATGAAAATAGGTTGTACGACCTATTTATCCAAAAACTTGCAGAACGTCATACACGCCCCGCTATCGTCGAATATTAAGGAGTGTTAAAAATGCCGAAAGAAAAATATTACTTATACCGAGAAGATGGCACGGAAGATATTAAGGTCATCAAGTATAAAGACAACGTAAATGAAGTTTATTCGCTCACAGGAGCCCATTTCAGCGACGAAAAGAATAGTGACCTAAAACGATTCAAAGGCGCTCACGGGCTTTTATATGAGCAAGAGCTAGGGTTACAAGCAACGATATTTGATATTTAGAGGTGGCACATGGAAATAGAAATTAAATTTAACGAAACGTTCGAGGCACCTATGGGCTCGCCTCGTCCACGCTTTCGTAATACAGGTAGATTTGTTCAAACATACATGCCAACAGCTTATACAAATCATAAAGCGTATATACAAGGGCAAATGCCTAAGTTAAATCTAGAGCGCGCACTAAAAATCGAATTAGACTTTTACTTTCCATTACTTAAATCATGGTCGAAGAAAAAGAAAAGTGAAATGGTTGGACAGTATAAAGTGACTAAGCCGGATATCGATAACTTAATTAAAACAGTATTAGACGCATGTAATGGTCATGTGTGGAAAGACGATAACCAAATTACAGAAATAACTAGCTCAAAGCGTTATGGACTAGAACCAAAAATAATCATGCGAGTTGAGGAAGTGATCTAATGCAACAGCAAGCATATATAAACGCAACGATTGATATAAGGATACCTACAGAAGTTGAATATCAGTATTTTGATGATGTGGATATCGAAAAAGAAGCGCTGGCAGATTACTTATATAACAATCCAGACGAATTACTAGAGTATGACAATTTAAAAATTAGAAATGTAAATGTAGAGGTGGAATAAATGAGTGTCGTGAAGATTAACGGTAAACCATATAAATTTACCGAACATGAAAATGAATTGATAAAAAAGAACGGGTTAACTCCTGGAATGGTTGCAAAAAGAGTACGTGGTGGCTGGGCGTTGTTAGAAGCCTTAAACGCACCTTATGGCATGCGCTTAGCTGAGTATAAAGAAATCGTATTATCCAGAATTATGCAACGAGAGAGCAAAGAACGTGAAATAGCTAGGCAACGACGTAAAGAGGTTGAACTACGTAAGAGGAAACCACATTTGTTTAATGTACCACAAAAACATTCACGTGATCCGTACTGGTTCGATGTCACTTATAACCAAATGTTCAAGAAATGGAGTGAAGCATAATGAGCATAATCAGTAACAGAAAAGTAGATATGAATGAAACGCAAGACAATGTTAAGCAACCAGCACATTACACATACGGCGATATTGAAATTATAGATTTTATTGAACAAGTAACGGCACAGTATCCACCACAATTAGCATTTGCAATAGGTAATGCAATCAAATACTTGTCTAGAGCACCGTTAAAGAATGGTCATGAGGATATGGCAAAAGCGAAGTTTTATGTAGATAGAGTGTTTGACTTGTGGGAGTAATGACCATGACAGATAACGCGCGTAAAGAATACTTAAACCAATTTTTCGGCTCTAAGAGATATCTGTATCAGGATAACGAGCGAGTGGCACATATCCATGTAGTGAATGGCGCTTATTACTTTCACGGGCATATCGTACCAGATTGGCAAGGTGTGAAAAAGACATTTGATACAGCGGAAGAGCTCGGAATATATATAAAGCAACATGGTTTGGAATACGAGGAACAGAAGCAACTAACTTTATTTTAGAGGAGATGGAAACAATGAAAATCAAAGTTAAAAAAGAAATGCTATTAGACGAGTTAATTAAATGGGCGCGAGAAAATCCGGATCTATCACAAGGAAAAATATTTTTTTCAACAGGATTTAGTGATGGATTCGTTCGTTTTCATCCAAATACAAATAAGTGTTCGACGTCAAGTTTTATTCCAATTGATATCCCCTTCATAGTTGATATTGAAAAAGAAGTAACGGAAGAGACTAAGGTTGATAGGTTGATTGAATTATTCGAGATTCAAGAAGGAGACTATAACTCTACACTATATGAGAACACTAGTATAAAAGAATGTTTATATGGCAGATGTGTGCCTACCAAAGCATTCTACATCTTAAACGATGACCTAACTATGACGTTAATCTGGAAAGATGGGGAGTTGCTAGTATGATGTTGAAATTTAAAGCTTGGGATAAAGATAAAAAAGTTATGAGTATTATTGACGAAATCGATTTTAATAGTGGGTACATTTTGATTTCAACAGGTTATAAAAGTTTCAATGAAGTAAAACTATTACAATACACAGGATTTAAAGATGTGCACGGTGTGGAGATTTATGAAGGGGATATTGTTCAAGATTGTTATTCGAGAGAAGTAAGTTTTATCGAGTTTAAAGAAGGAGCCTTTTATATAACTTTTAGCAATGTAACTGAATTACTAAGTGAAAATGACGATATTATTGAAATTGTTGGAAATATTTTTGAAAATGAGATGCTATTGGAGGTTATGAGATGACGTTCACCTTATCAGATGAACAATATAAAAATCTTTGTACTAACTCTAACAAGTTATTAGATAAACTTCACAAAGCATTAAAAGATCGTGAAGAGTACAAGAAGCAACGATATGAGCTTATTGGGGTTATAGCGAAGTTACGAGATTGTAACAAAGAACTGGAGAAGAAAGCAAGCGCATGGGATAGGTATTGCAAGAGCGTTGAAAAAGATTTAATAAACAAATTCGGTAACGATGATGAAAGAGTTAAATTCGGGATGGAATTAAACAATAAAATTTTTATGGAGGATGACACAAATGAATAATCGCGAAAAAATCGAACAGTCCGTTATTAGTGCTAGTGCGTATAACGGTAATGACACAGAGGGGTTGCTAAAAGAGATTGAGGACGTGTATAAGAAAGCGCAAGCGTTTGATGAAATACTTGAGGGAATGACAAATGCTATTCAACATTCAGTTAAAGAAGGTATTGAACTTGATGAAGCAGTAGGGATTATGGCAGGTCAAGTTGTCTATAAATATGAGGAGGAATAGGAAAATGACTAACACATTACAAGTAAAACTATTATCAAAAAATGCTAGAATGCCCGAACGAAATCATAAGACGGATGCAGGTTATGACATATTCTCAGCTGAAACTGTCGTACTCGAACCACAAGAAAAAGCAGTGATCAAAACAGATGTAGCTGTGAGTATACCAGAGGGCTATGTCGGACTATTAACTAGTCGTAGTGGTGTAAGTAGTAAAACGTATTTAGTGATTGAAACAGGCAAGATAGACGCGGGATATCATGGCAATTTAGGGATTAATATCAAGAATGATGAAGAACGTGATGGAATACCCTTTTTATATGATGATATAGACGCTGAATTAGAAGATGGATTAATAAGCATTTTAGATATAAAAGGTAACTATGTACAAGATGGAAGAGGCATAAGAAGAGTTTACCAAATCAACAAAGGCGATAAACTAGCTCAATTGGTTATCGTGCCTATATGGACACCGGAACTAAAGCAAGTGGAGGAATTCGAAAGTGTTTCAGAACGTGGAGCAAAAGGCTTCGGAAGTAGCGGAGTGTAAAGACATCTTAGATCGAGTTAAGGAGGTTTTGGGGAAGTGACGCAATACTTAGTCACAACATTCAAAGATTCAACAGGACGTAAACATACACACATAACTAAAGCTAAGAGTAATCAAAGGTTTACAGTTGTTGAGGCAGAGAGTAAAGAAGAAGCGAAAGAGAAGTACGAAGTACAAGTTAAAAGAGATGCAGTTATTAAATTAGGTCAGTATAGTATTTGTTTTGGACAATTTTAGAAATGATGATGACTATTTAACGATAGAAAAAGATTATGGCAGAGAACTTGTATTGAACAAAGGTTATATAGTTGGGATCAATGTTGAGGAGGCAGATGATGATTAACATACCTAAAATGAAATTCCCGAAAAAGTACACTGAAATAATCAAAAAATATAAAAATAAAACACCTGAAGAAAAAGCTAAGATTGAAGATGATTTCATTAAAGAAATTAATGATAAAGACAGTGAATTTTACAGTCCTATGATGGCTAATATGAATGAACATGAATTAAGGGCTATGTTAAGAATGATGCCTAGTTTAATTGATACTGGAGATGACAATGATGATTAAAAAAATATTAAGACTAATATTCTTACTAGCAATGTATGAGCTAGGTAAGTATGTAACTGAGCAAGTATATATTATGATGACGGCTAATGATGATGTAGAGGCGCCGAGCGATTACGCAAAGTTGAGTGATCAGTCAGATTTGATAAGGGTGGAGGTGTCAGAGTAGATGATGTGGTTAATCATAGCAATTATATTACTAGTCATCTTATTGTTTGGCGTGATGTTACAAGCTGAACAGTTAAAAGGCGATTTGAAAGTTAAAGAGCGAGAGATAGAAATATTAAGAAGTAGATTGAGACACTTTGAAGATTAACGGGGGTTAAACGAATGAGTTTGAGAAAATCAACGCAAAGATATTTAGAAAGTGAATTAAGCAATTACAACTACTTCGATAAAGATATAGCGCGTGTAAGAGATGAAGTTTTAAACCCGTGGAGTCAACAAGATACTAATATCGGTGGAGATAGGGTTCAAAGTAATGTAAGTGTAACTGAAATAAAAGCTATTAGGGTTGTTAACGATAGAAGATTATCACAATTAGCTAGAATGAAGTCGGCTATAGAGGTTGTGTATAATCACAGTACTGTAGAGACTCAAAAACTTATGGAGCTTTATTATTTCAAAAAACCTAGAACATTAAATCTTACTGGGGTTGCTCAAGAAATTAACGTGAGTAAGTCGACTGCTTATGATATGAGAAAAGATATATTAACTCGATTAGCAGATGAATTAGGAATAATACATTAAGTTTGGAAAAAGTCTGGAAAAATAACGTCACTTTCGGTGTTAATATGATAGCGTAAGATATTGACTATCTTACTGCGTTTCCCTTATCGCAATTAGGAATAAAGGATCTATGTGGGTTGGCTGATTATAGCCAATCCCTTTTTTAATTTTAAAAAGCGTATAGCGCGAGAGTTGGTGGTAAATGAAATGAACGAATTAACTAAAAAGCAACGTTTGTTTGCAGAAGTATATACAATACCCGGTACTGAATGTTATGGCAACGCTACTAAGTCAGCTGTGCATGCTGGATATAGCGAAAAGACGGCGTACTCACAAGGACAGCGTATGTTGAAGAATGTTGAAATACAAAGTTATATCAAGGAGGTTGAAACAAAACTCTTTGATGAGAATATCATGTCAGGTAAAGAAGTGTTGTATAGACTAACTAGAACAGCTAGAGGAGAACACTCAGAAGTTGAAGCAGTCGTAACAAAAACTGGAGACTATAAAGAGAATCCCGACACTGGCAAAATGCAATTGGTATACGATGAACACATACAACATGTTTCTAAGTCACCTAAAATAAGTGACCAAAACAAAGCTTTAGAGATGTTAGGTAGACACCATAAATTATTTACAGACAAACAAGAAGTTGACTACAAAATACCAATGTTTGTCGATAATATTCCGGAAGATGATTAGTCATGTATGAAATACTTGATCTAAAAAATAAAATCGGTGGTGGCTACAATAAGTTTTGGCACAATAAAAGTTTTTACCGTGTCGTTAAAGGTTCAAGGGGTAGCAAGAAAAGTAAAACTACCGCTATTAATTTTGTTTATCGATTAATGAAATATGATTGGGCAAATATACTTGTAGTCAGACGATTTAGCAACACTAACAAACAATCAACGTATACAGATTTAAAGTGGGCAACCAACCAATTGGGTGTTGCTCACTTATTTAAATTCAACGAAAGTTTGCCGGAAATAACGTATAAACCTACTGGACAAAAAATACTGTTTAGAGGTTTAGACGACCCATTGAAAATAACATCGATTACTGTTGATACTGGCATTTTGTGTTGGGCTTGGTTTGAAGAGGCTTATCAAATAGAAACATTCGCTAAGTTTAGTACTGTTGTTGAGTCAATACGTGGTAGCTACGATAGTCCGGAATTTTTCAAGCAAATCACAGTTACTTTTAACCCGTGGTCGGAAAGACATTGGTTGAAGCCTACGTTTTTTGATGAAGAAACAAAATTAAACAACACTTTTTCAGATACAACAACTTATAGAGTTAATGAATGGCTAGACAAAGTCGATATTGAACGATATGAAGATTTGTATATAAAGAATCCTAGACGTGCAAGAATCGTTTGCGATGGAGATTGGGGCGTTGCAGAAGGGCTTGTATTCGATAATTTTAAAGTGGAAGACTTTGATTGGTTTGTGGAGTTTAAAAGAACTCAAGAAATAACTCATGGAATGGATTTTGGATTTAGTCAAGACCCTACAACAGTTGTTAGTACGGTTGTCGATTTAAAAAACAAAAAGTTATTCATCTATGATGAACACTATGAAAAAGCGATGCTAACTGATGATATAAAACAAATGCTTATTAAAAAAGGATTAGATGATGTAGATATTGCAGCCGATTATGGTGCTGGCGGAGATAGAGTGATCAGTGAATTGAAATCTAAAGGGATTAAAGGTATAAGAAAAGCATTGAAAGGCGCTAATACTATTTTACCAGGCATTCAATTCATTCAAGGCTTTGAAGTTATTATACACCCATCATGTGAACACGCTATTGAAGAGTTCAACACTTATACATTTGACCAAGATAATGATGGTAAGTGGTTGAACAAGCCTATAGATGCTAATAACCATATTATCGATGCATTGCGTTATAGTCTTGAGAAATATCATATCGTACGTAAAAAACGTAAAAAGAATATAGAAAGCAAAACAAAAGTAATTAAATCTCTAGGATTATAGGAGGGAACAAATGTTAAAGGCAAACGAATTTGAAACGGATACTGATTTACGAGAAAACAGAAATTACTTGTTTAACGATGAAGCTAATGTTGTTTACACATATGACGGGACAGAGTCTGATTTATTACAAAACATTAATGAAGTAAGTAAATACATTGAACATCACATGGATTACCAACGACCTAGATTAAAAGTGTTAAGTGATTATTACGAAGGTAAAACTAAGAATCTGGTTGAGTTAACACGACGCAAAGAAGAGTACATGGCAGATAACCGTGTAGCGCATGATTACGCATCTTATATTAGCGATTTTATTAACGGTTATTTCTTAGGTAATCCGATTCAATGTCAAGATGATGATAAAGATGTATTAGAAGCTATTGAGGCGTTCAATGATTTAAATGATGTTGAGTCACACAATAGATCTTTAGGATTAGATTTGTCAATTTATGGCAAAGCTTATGAGTTAATGATTAGAAACCAAGATGATGAAACGCGTTTATACAAGAGTGATGCAATGAGTACTTTTGTCATATACGACAATACAATTGAACGTAATAGTATCGCAGGAGTTAGATATTTAAGAACTAAACCAATAGACAAGACTGACGAAGATGAAGTGTTTACAGTTGATTTATTTACTTCTCACGGCGTTTATAGATATCTTACCAGTAGAACAAATGGATTGAAGCTCACACCGCGTGAAAACGTTTTTGAATCACACTCTTTCGAACGTATGCCTATTACAGAATTTAGCAACAACGAAAGAAGAAAAGGGGATTATGAGAAAGTAATCACTTTAATTGATTTGTATGATAATGCTGAATCAGATACTGCTAACTATATGAGTGATTTAAATGACGCTATGTTACTTATTAAAGGTAATTTAAATTTAGATCCTGTAGAAGTTAGAAAACAAAAGGAAGCTAACGTGTTGTTTTTAGAACCGACTGTTTATGCTGATAGCGAAGGTAGAGAAACAGAAGGTTCAGTTGACGGTGGTTATATTTATAAGCAATACGATGTACAAGGTACCGAAGCTTATAAAGACCGTTTGAACAGTGATATACACATGTTTACCAACACGCCTAACATGAAAGATGATAACTTTAGTGGCACTCAATCGGGCGAGGCAATGAAATACAAATTATTTGGATTGGAACAACGTACTAAAACTAAAGAAGGGTTGTTCACTAAAGGACTAAGACGTCGTGCTAAGTTATTAGAGACGATACTTAAAAACACACGGTCAATTGACGCTAATAAAGATTTCAATACAGTTAGGTACGTATACAACAGAAACTTACCTAAATCATTGATTGAAGAATTAAAAGCTTATATTGATTCTGGCGGGAAGATTAGTCAAACAACTTTGATGTCTCTATTCTCGTTCTTCCAAGACCCTGAATTGGAAGTCAAGAAAATAGAAGAAGATGAGAAAGAATCTATTAAAAAAGCTCAAAAAGGTATTTATAAAGACCCTAGAGACATCAATGATGACGAACAAGATGATGATACAAAAGATACTGTTGATAAAAAGGAATGATTGTAATTGCCTAACAAAAACACTCAAGAATATTGGGAAGAACGCGGACGCAAAGCAATCGAGAATGAGTTGAAGCGTGATAAAACTAAAGCTGAAGAAATAGAACGTATATTGAATATGATGATTAAGCGCATTGAAAAAGAGATCAATGCGTTTATTGTTAAGTACGGAGATTTTGCAGGCGTTACATTACAAGAAGCACAAAAGATTATTGATGAGTTCGATGTAAAAGCGTTTCAAGAAGAAGCAAAAAGATTGGTCGAAAACAAGGACTTTAGCGATAGAGCAAATGAAGAATTAAAGAAGTATAACACTAAGATGTATGTATCTAGAGAACAGATGTTAAAGATTCAAATAGAATTCTTAATTGCTTATGCAACAGCTCAAACAGAATTATCGATGAGGGAATATTTCGAATCAACAGCTTATCGTGTGTTCAGTGATCAAGCGGGTATTTTAGGTGAAGGTGTACAAGTAGCTAAAGAAGTTATAGATACAATCGTTGATACACAATTTCATGGTGTCGTTTGGTCAGAGCGATTATGGACTAATACTGAAGCGATGAAACAAGAAGTAGAAGAAATAATTGCTAATGTGGTTATTAGAGGTCGACATCCAAATGAATATGTTAAAGATATGCGCAAGCACTTAAATAAATTCGAAGGCACAGCACGACAAAAGACCGCAGCAATTAAATCATTGCTTTATACGGAATCGGCACGTGTTCACGCACAATCAAGCATTGACAGCATGAAAGAAATTTCACCGGAAGGATATTATATGTATATTGCAAAAATTGATAGTAGAACAACTAAAGTATGCAAGGGGCTTAATGGAGAAATATTCAAAGTTAAAGACGCTAAAATTGGTGTTAATTTCTACCCTATGCATATCAATTGTCGTTCAGATTGTGCATTACTACCTAAATCTATGTGGCCGAAAAAACCAAACAAAAAACGACAAACAAAATACTTTGGAGGAAAAGTGAAAAGCGATGATTGATTTAAAAGTAAAAGTTTTTAAAGGCAAGTTAGCATTGTATGATAGTAAATTAAGTGTTTGGAGGATATTGGTATGAGCAATACTGACAAATACCTTAGAGACATAGCAAGAGAGTTAAAAGGTATACGTAAAGAGTTACAAAAGCGAAACGAAACAGTTATTATTGATGCAAACTTAGACAGCGTAAGGTCGGCAGTATTAGCCAATAAAGAAAAACCGAAATATAACGAACCACTCTTTTAATAGCTAGCACTTAATTGTGTTGGCTATTTTTTATGTCCAAAACGTGCTGATGACATAAAAAGCACGCATGGAAAAACAGTCGACAGACTATAAATGGAGGTATATCTCATGGAAGAAAATAAACTTAAGTTTAATTTGCAATTTTTTGCAGACCAATCAGATGATCCGGACGAACCAGGCGGAGATGGTAAAAAAGGAAATCCTGATAAGAAAGAATATGACGAAGGTACTGAAATAACTTTCACGCCAGAGCAACAAAAGAAAGTTGATGAAATACTTGAACGTCGTGTAGCCCACGAAAAGAAAAAAGCTGATGAGTATGCAAAAGAAAAAGCAGAAGAAGCCGCTAAAGAAGCTGCTAAATTAGCGAAAATGAACAAGGATCAAAAAGATGAATATGAACGCAAACAATTGGAAAAAGAGCTGGAGCAATTACGCTCAGAAAAACAATTAAATGAAATGCGTTCAGAAGCAAGGAAAATGTTAAGCGAAGCAGAAGTTGATTCATCAGACGAGGTTGTTAATTTAGTTGTAACAGATACTGCTGAACAAACTAAATTGAATGTTGAAGCTTTTTCTAATGCAGTAAAAAAAGCGGTTAATGAAGCGGTTAAGGTTAACGCTAGACAATCGCCATTGACTGGTGGAGATTCATTTAATCACTCGACTAAAAATAAACCGCAAAACTTAGCTGAAATAGCTAGACAAAAAAGAATTATTAAAAATTAACGGAGGCATTTAAATGGAACAAACACAAAAATTAAAATTAAATTTGCAACATTTTGCGAGTAACAATGTTAAACCACAAGTATTTAACCCTGATAATGTAATGATGCACGAAAAGAAAGATGGCACGTTGATGAATGAATTCACAACGCCCATCTTACAAGAGGTTATGGAAAACTCTAAAATTATGCAATTAGGTAAGTACGAACCAATGGAAGGTACTGAGAAGAAGTTTACTTTTTGGGCTGATAAACCAGGTGCTTACTGGGTAGGTGAAGGTCAAAAAATCGAAACATCTAAAGCTACATGGGTTAATGCTACTATGAGAGCGTTTAAATTAGGGGTTATCTTACCTGTAACAAAAGAGTTTTTGAATTACACTTATTCACAATTCTTTGAAGAAATGAAGCCTATGATTGCTGAAGCATTCTATAAAAAGTTTGATGAAGCGGGTATTTTGAATCAAGGTAACAATCCATTCGGTAAATCAATTGCACAATCAATTGAAAAAACTAATAAGGTTATTAAAGGTGACTTCACACAAGATAACATTATTGATTTAGAGGCATTACTTGAAGATGACGAATTAGAAGCAAATGCGTTTATCTCAAAAACACAAAACAGAAGCTTGTTACGTAAAATTGTAGATCCTGAAACGAAAGAACGTATTTATGACCGTAACAGTGATACGTTAGATGGTCTACCTGTGGTTAACCTTAAATCAAGCAACTTAAAACGTGGTGAGTTAATCACTGGTGATTTCGATAAGTTGATTTACGGTATCCCTCAATTAATTGAATACAAAATCGATGAAACTGCACAATTATCTACAGTTAAAAACGAAGATGGCACACCTGTAAACTTGTTTGAACAAGACATGGTGGCATTACGTGCAACTATGCATGTAGCATTGCATATTGCTGATGATAAAGCGTTTGCTAAGTTAGTTCCTGCTGACAAAAGAACAGATTCAGTTCCAGGAGAAGTTTAATAAATAATTAGGAGTGGTAACATGCCCGAAATCATTGGAATTGTTAAAGTAGATTTTACAGATTTAGAAGATAACAGACATGTCTATATGAAAGGGCATGTCTACCCTCGTAAAGGTTATAATCCTACAGATGAACGTATCAAAGCTTTAGCTAGTGTTGAAAATAAACGCAACATACAAATGATTTACATTGTAAATGACAAATTAACCAAAAAAGAACTTGTCGAAATAGCAAGTGTTGCTGGCTTACAAGTTGATGAAAAACAAACAAAAGCTGAAATTATCAATGCTTTTGAGTCACTAGAGTAGGTGGTTATATGACTACGCTAGCTGATGTAAAAAAACGTATTGGTCTTAAAGATGAAAAGCAAGATGAACAATTAGAAGAAATCATAAAAAGTTGTGAAAGCCAGTTGTTATCAATGTTACCTATTGAAGTTGAACAAATACCGGAAAGGTTTAGTTACATGATTAAAGAAGTTGCAGTTAAACGCTACAACAGGATTGGTGCTGAAGGTATGACATCAGAAGCGGTTGACGGACGTAGCAATGCGTATGAATTGAACGATTTCAAGGAGTATGAAGCTATTATTGATAATTACTTTAATGCTAGAACGAGAACTAAAAAAGGAAGGGCTGTGTTCTTTTGAGATATGAAGATAGAGTTATTTTTCAATTAGAACAAGTAGCAACTTACAATCCTAAAACTAGCAAAAAAGAAAACACACTAATCACTTATGATGCGATACCATGCAATATTAACCCCATTTCTAGAGCAAGAAAGCAACTTGAATTTGGTGATGTAAAAAACGATGTAAGTGTTCTGAGGATAAAAGAATCAATATCTTACCCTGTTAGCCACGTGTTGGTTAATGGCATTCGCTACAAGATAGTTGATACAAGGATATACAGACACGAAACGTCATATTATATCGAAGAGGTCAATTGATGAATATAGATGGATTAGACGCACTGTTAAACCAATTTCACGATATGAAAACCAACATTGATGATGATGTAGATGATATTTTACAGGAAAACGCCAAAGAATATGTAGTACGAGCTAAATTGAAAGCTAGAGAAGTAATGAATAAGGGTTATTGGACTGGTAATTTATCACGCAATATCAGATATAAAAAAACTGGCGATTTGCAATACACTATCACATCGCATGCAGCTTATAGTGGTTTCTTAGAGTTTGGTACTCGATACATGGAGGCAGAACCTTTTATGTGGCCAGTATATGAGGTAATAAGAAAATCAACTGTAGAAGAATTGAAAGCGTTGTTTGAATAGGAGATAAAAGCATGACACCGAACTTACAACTTTATAATAAAGCGTATGAAACGCTACAAGGATATGGATTCCCTGTTATTTCTCGTAAAGAGATGCAACAAGAGATTCCGTATCCTTTTTTTGTAATAAAAATGCCGGAGTCAAATAGAAGTAAGTACACGTTTGATAGTTATTCTGGCGATACGAATTTAGTTATTGATATTTGGAGTGTAAGCGATGATTTAGGACATCATGACGGACTTGTTAAAAGGTGTATCGATGATTTAACACCTAGCGTTAAAACAAACGATTATGACTTTGAAGAAGATGATACTAACATCGCACAGTTAGTCGATGATACTACTAATCAAGAATTGCTACACACATCAATAACGATATCTTACAAAACATTTTAAAAAACGGAGGAATATTGAATGGCGAATATGAAAAATAGTAATGACCGTATTATTTTGTTTAGAAAAGCTGGCGAAAAAGTAGATGCTACTAAAATGCTTTTTTTAACTGAATACGGCTTATCACATGAAGCTGATACAGATACAGAGGATACGATGGATGGGTCTTATAACACTGGTGGTTCAGTTGAATCAACAATGTCTGGTACTGCTAAAATGTTTTATGGTGACGATTTTGCAGATGAAATTGAAGATGCAGTTGTAGATCGCGTATTGTATGAGGCTTGGGAAGTTGAAAGTAGAATACCAGGCAAAAATGGAGATGCTACTAAATTTAAAGCGAAATATTTCCAAGGTTTCCACAATAAATTTGAATTAAAAGCAGAAGCTAACGGTATTGATGAATATGAATATGAATATGGAGTGAATGGTCGTTTCCAACGTGGATTTGCAACACTACCTGAGGCTGTAACAAAGAAACTTAAGGCGACTGGATACAGATTCCATGACACTACAAAAGCAGATGCGTTAACTGGCGAAGATTTAACAGCAATTCCACAACCTAAGGTAGATTCATCAACGGTTACACCAGGAGAGGTATAAAAATAGGGCGTTAAGCCCTATTTATTTTGTTTAAATTAATCATGAATGGAGATTTTAAGTTATGAATGTAGAAATTAACGGAAAGTCATTAGAATTAAGTTTTGGTTTTAAATTTTTAAGAGAAATCGATAACCGATTAGGTTTAAAAGTTGAACAAGCTTCTATCGGTCAAGGTGTATCAATGTTGCCTGTAGGTTTAGAAAGTGGAAATCCGGTTGTGATTGGCGAAGTTTTAATCGCAGCTACATCTCACTTAAAAAAACAAGCAATTACTATTAATAACATTGATGAAGCATTAGATGAAATCGCAGAAAATATCGGACTAGAAGAATTCGGTTCGGATATTTTAACGGAGTTGGGAAAGCGACCTATGACCCGAAACCTAGTCGAAGTAGTGGAAGCGGAAGAGAAACCAGCGGAAGCGTAATAACTTACGACAGAATCGTTATAACTTGTATGTCAACACTTGGTATTACAGATTTGAACGTTATTGAGCAAATGACATTAACAGAATATAACTATCGAATGTATGCGAAAGAGTATGAAATGCTAACCCAAGAATTCGAACGTTACAAACTTGCGTTTGCTATTCGTGATGCTGCAGCTACTAAAAATGTTGGGACAGAAAATAAACCTAAAGAGGAATATGTTTTTAACAACGCAAACGACGTATTGCCTTATGAAGAAAATATCCAACGGCTTAACGAAGGTAAAGATATAAGATTTAGCAGCGAACGTGATGAATACGAACCACAAAATAATGAATTCTTTAAAGTTATAGCAGAATTTAATAAGCAATAGAAAGAGAGGTGTTAATGTGACGGAATATAAAATTAAAGCGACTATTGAAGCTAGTGTAGCCAAATTCAAAAGGCAAATTGATAGTGCGGTTAAGTCTGTGCAAAGATTTAAACGAGTAGCAGATCAAACTAAAGATGTTGAATTAAACGCTAACGATAAAAAATTACAAAAAACTATCAAGGTTGCTAAAAAGTCTTTAGATGCCTTTAGCAACAAAAATGTAAAAGCTAAATTAGATGCTAGTATACAAGACTTACAACAAAAGATATTAGAATCAAATTTTGAACTAGACAAACTTAACTCCAAAGAAGCTAGCCCTGAGGTTAAACTACAAAAACAAAAGTTAACTAAAGATATCGCTGAAGCAGAAGTTAAGTTATCCGAACTAGAAAAGAAGCGTATCAGTATTGACGTCAATGCAGATAACAGTAAATTCAATCGAGTGTTAAAAGTATCTAAAGCTAGTCTTGAAGCATTAAATAGGTCTAAAGCCAAAGCTATTATAGACGTGGACAATGGTGTTGCTAACTCTAAAATAAAACGCACTAAAGAAGAGCTTAAAAGTATTCCAAACAAAACTAGATCTCGACTAGATGTAGATACAGGGCTTTCTATACCAACTATTTATGCGTTTAAAAAATCATTAGACGCATTGCCGAACAAAAAAACAACAAAGGTAGATGTCGATACTAATGGTTTAAAGAAAGCTTATGCCTACATAATAAAAGCAAACGACAATTTCCAAAGACAGATGGGGAATTTAGCTAATATGTTCCGTGTGTTCGGTACTGTAGGTTCTAATATGGTTGGTGGATTACTAACTTCATCTTTTAGTATCTTAATACCTGTAATAGCGAGCGTAGTACCTGTAGTATTTGCGCTATTAAACGCTATCAAAGTGTTAACTGGCGGTGTACTTGCTTTAGGTGGTGCGGTAGCAATAGCCGGCGCTGGCTTTGTAGCATTTGGCGCAATGGCTATCAGCGCTATAAAGATGCTTAATGATGGCACTTTACAAGCTAGCTCAGCAACAAACGAATACAAAAAAGCGTTAGATGGCGTAAAGTCAGCATGGACTGATATTATAAAGCAAAATCAATCCGCTATCTTCACAACTCTTGCAAATGGTTTAAATACTGTTAAAACTGCAATGCAGAGCTTACAACCATTTTTTAGTGGTATTTCAAGAGGAATGGAAGAAGCGTCTCAAAGCGTGCTTAAATGGGCTGAAAATAGCAGTGTAGCTTCAAGATTCTTTAATATGATGAATACAACGGGTGTTTCGGTATTTAACAAGCTATTAAGTGCTGCAGGCGGTTTTGGTGACGGGTTAGTTAATGTGTTCACGCAATTAGCACCACTGTTTCAATGGTCGGCTGATTGGTTGGATAGATTAGGTCAATCATTCTCTAATTGGGCTAATAGTGCAGCTGGAGAAAATTCGATTACTCGTTTTATTGAATACACAAAAACAAATTTACCTATCATTGGTAATATTTTTAAAAATGTTTTCGCTGGAATTAACAATTTGATGAATGCATTCAGCGGATCATCAACTGGCATATTCCAATCTCTTGAACAAATGACAGCTAAGTTTAGAGAATGGTCTGAACAAGTCGGGCAATCTCAAGGTTTTAAAGATTTTGTCAGCTATATACAAACTAATGGACCACTAATAATGCAATTAATTGGGAACATTGCAAGAGGATTAGTTGCATTCGCAACAGCGATGGCTCCTATAGCTAGTGCAGTATTACGCGTTGCAGTTGCAATAACTGGTTGGATAGCTAACTTGTTTGAGGCGCATCCAGCTACAGCACAATTAGTTGGTGTCATTATAACTTTAGTTGGTGCATTTAGATTTTTAATTGCTCCAATATTAGCGGTAATGGACTTTTTAGGACCATTAGCAGCAAGATTGGTTGCATTAGTAACTAAGTTTGGTTGGGCTAAAACAGGAACTTTAGTATTAAGTAAGGCAATGACATCGTTAAAAGGTCCAATAAAATTAGTTACAGCTATATTCCAATTGTTATTCGGTAAGATTGGATTAATTAGAAATGCTATCACAGGACTAGTAACTGTGTTTGGTATTTTAGGCGGTCCAATAACAATAGTAATTGGTGTAATTGCTGCATTAATAGCTATATTCGTTTTATTGTGGAATAAAAATGAAGGATTCAGAAACTTTATTATAAATGCTTGGAATGCGATAAAAACGTTTATGGTTAATGTTTGGAATGTATTAAAAGCTGTAGCTTCGGTTGTATGGAATGCTATTTTAACAGCTATCACTACAGCAGTATCGAATGTTTACAATTTTATAATGATTGTTTGGAATCAAATAGTCGCTTATTTACAAGGGCTATGGAATGGAATTATCGCTATTGCAACAACAGTATGGAACCTTTTAGTTACAATCATTACAACTGTTTTTACGACGATAATGACAATAGTTATGACGATATGGACAGCTATTTGGACGTTCTTAAGTACAATCTGGAATACGATAATTACAATCGCTACAACGATTTGGAATTTGTTGGTCACTGTAATAACTACAGTATTTACCACAATTATGACTATCGCAATGACAATTTGGAACGCTATTTGGACGTTCTTACAAACGTTGTGGAACACTATAGTTACTGTGGCAACTAAGGTTTGGAACGCTATCACTACAGCTATATCTACTGCGTTACAAGCGGCATGGAGTTTTATTTCTAATATATGGAATACGATTTGGAGTTTCTTATCTGGTATATTAACGACAATTTGGAATAAAGTTGTAAGCATATTCACACAAGTTGTTTCAACTATATCAGACAAAATGTCTCAAGCTTGGAACTTCATTGTCACTAAAGGTATGCAATGGGTATCTACTATAACAAGTACGCTAATTAACTTTGTTAATAGAGTTATTCAAGGATTCGTTAATGTTGTAAACAAAGTTAGTCAAGGTATGACAAATGCAGTAAATAAAATAAAAAGCTTTATAGGAGATTTTGTGTCTGCAGGTGCTGATATGATCCGTGGTTTAATTAGAGGTATTGGACAAATGGCTGGTCAATTAGTAGATGCAGCTAAAAATGTTGCTAAGAAAGCTTTAGATGCAGCTAAAAGTGCTTTGGGTATTCACTCACCTTCACGTGAATTCATGGATGTTGGTATGTATTCAATGCTAGGTTTCGTTAAAGGTATAGATAATCATTCAAGTAAAGTTATCCGTAATGTTTCTAATGTTGCAGATAAAGTAGTTGATGCATTTCAACCTACATTAAACGCACCTGACATTTCTAGTATTACAGGAAACTTAAGTAATTTAGGTGGAAATATAAATGCGCAAGTACAACACACACATTCTATTGAAACATCACCGAACATGAAAACTGTTAAAGTTGAATTCGATGTCAATAACGATGCGCTTACTAGTATTGTTAACGGCAGAAATGCTAAACGCAATTCTGAGTATTACTTATAAAGGAGGTTACAAATGGACATAGAATTAACAAAAAAAGATGGTACTGTAATCAAATTAAGTGAATACGGGTTTATCGTTAACGATATAGTAATTGATAGCATGCAAATCAACACAAAGTATCAAGACAAAGAAAATATGAACGGTCGTATATTAATGGGGAGCAATTATATCAGTAGAGATATAGTTGTTCCTTGTTTTTGTAAAGTTAAAAATCGTTCAGACATTGCTTATATGCGAGATATGTTGTATAGGTTAACGACAGACATAGAACCTATGTATTTACGAGAAATAAGAAGAAAAGAAGAGTTGAATTACAGGTTTACTCAACCAACTTCTGATGATTACGTGAAATTAGATAAAAACAACTTCCCGGATTATGAATATTCAAGACACGATCAACAAATTTATGTAAATGGTAAACAGTATAAAGTTATTTTTAACGGAGTTATAAACCCTAAACAAAAAGATAATAAAGTTTCTTTTGAACTAAAATTCGAAACTACAGAATTACCATACGGCGAAAGTATTGGAACAAGCCTAGAGTTAGAAGAAAACAAAAAGGTTGGATTGTGGTCGTTTGATTTTAATATTGATTGGCATGCAGGCGGAGACAAAAGAAAGTATACATTTGAAAATTTGAGCAAAGGTACAGTTTACTATCATGGTAGTGCTCCTAACGACCAATTCAACATGTATAAAAAGATAACAATTATTTTAGGCGAAGATACAGAATCGTTTGTATGGAATTTAACGCATGCTGAAATAATGAAAATTGAGGGGATTAAACTAAAAGCTGGAGACAAAATTGTTTATGATAGCTTTCGAGTTTATAAAAACGGTGTCGAAATAAGCACTGAAACGAACATAGCCCAACCAAAATTTAAATACGGAGCTAATAAATTTGAGTTTAATCAAACAGTCCAAAAAGTTCAGTTTGATTTGAAATTTTATTATAAGTAGGTGTCAGAATGACAATAATTGTAAGACCACCTAAAGGTAATGGCGCACCTGTACCAGTAGAAACAACTTTAGTGAAAAAAGTTAATGCTGATGGTGTATTAACTTTTGATATTCTAGAAAATAAATATACTTATGAAGTTATTAACGCTATAGGGAAAAGATGGATTGTTAGTCATGTCGAAGGTGAAAACGACAAGAAAGAATATGTAATAACTGTCATTGATAGGAAATCAGAAGGCGACAGACAACTGGTTGAATGTACTGCTAGAGAGATTCCCATAGACAAGTTAATGATTGATAGAATTTATGTTAATGTAACAGGATCTTTTACAGTAGAAAGATATTTTAACATTGTGTTTCAAGGTACTGGAATGCTTTTTGAAGTCGAGGGCAAAGTTAAATCTTCAAAGTTTGAAAACGGCGGTGAAGGCGACACAAGGTTAGAAATGTTAAAAAAAGGTTTGGAACATTTTGGATTAGAATATAAGATCACATATGACAAAAAGAAAGACAGATATAAGTTTGTATTGACGCCTTTTGCAAATCAAAAAGCGTCTTATTTTATTTCTGATGAAGTCAACGCCAACGCTATAAAACTCGAGGAAGATGCAAGTGATTTCGCCACCTTCATTAGAGGATATGGTAATTATTCAGGAGAAGAAACATTCGAACACGCTGGGCTCGTAATGGAAGCTAGAAGTGCATTAGCTGAAATATACGGCGACATCCACGCAGAACCATTTAAAGATGGTAAAGTGACTGACCAAGAAACTATGGATAAAGAATTACAATCGAGATTGAAAAAGTCGTTAAAACAATCTTTGTCTTTGGACTTTTTGGTGTTAAGAGAATCATATCCAGAAGCAGACCCACAACCCGGAGACATAGTACAAATAAAATCTACCAAACTAGGTTTGAATGATTTAGTCCGTATAGTACAAGTTAAAACGATTAGGGGTATAAACAATGTAATTGTTAAGCAAGATGTAACGCTTGGTGAGTTTAATCGAGAACAACGATATATGAAAAAAGTTAATACTGCAGCTAACTATGTTTCTGGATTAAATGATGTTAACCTTTCTAATCCTAGTAAAGCGGCAGAAAACTTGAAGTCTAAAGTAGCGTCAATAGCTAAATCAACACTCGATTTGATGAGTAGAACTGATTTGATTGAAGATAAACAACAGAAGGTAAGCTCTAAAACTGTGACTACATCTGACGGCACTATCGTTCATGATTTTATAGATAAATCAAACATTAAAGATGTAAAAACGATTGGAACGATTGGCGATTCTGTAGCTAGAGGATCACATGCGAAAACTAATTTCACAGAAATGTTAGGCAAGAAGTTAAAAGCTAAAACGACCAACCTTGCAAGAGGTGGTGCAACAATGGCAACAGTTCCAATAGGTAAAGAAGCGGTAGAAAACAGCATTTATAGACAAGCAGAGCAAATAAGAGGAGACCTAATCATATTACAAGGTACAGATGATGACTGGTTACATGGTTATTGGGCAGGCGTACCGATAGGCACTGATAAAACCGACACTAAAACGTTTTACGGCGCCTTTTGTTCTGCAATTGAAGTTATCAGGAAAAATAATCCAGCTTCAAAAATACTTGTAATGACAGCTACTAGGCAATGCCCTATGAGTGGTACAACGATACGCCGTAAAGATACGGACAAAAACAAACTAGGGTTAACTTTAGAGGATTATGTCAATGCTCAGATATTGGCTTGTAGTGAATTGGATGTACCAGTATATGATGCCTATCATACAGATTATTTTAAGCCATATAATCCAGCGTTCAGAAAATCAAGTATGCCAGACGGATTGCATCCGAACGAGAGGGGTCATGAAGTTATTATGTACGAACTTATTAAAAATTATTACCAGTTTTACGGATAGAAAAGGAGGAAGACATGGATAACAAATTAATTACAGACTTAAGTAGAGTTTTCGATTACAGATATGTAGATGAAAATGAGTATAATTTCAAGCTTATTTCAGACATGCTGACTGATTTTAATTTCTCTCTTGAATACCATAGAAATAAAGAGGTATTTGCACATAATGGAGAGCAAATAAAGTATGAGCATTTAAATGTCACAAGTAGCGTCTCTGATTTTTTAACGTATCTAAACGGCCGTTTCAGCAATATGGTACTAGGTCATAACGGCGACGGTATCAACGAAGTAAAAGACGCGCGTGTTGATAATACTGGTTATGATCATAAGACATTGCAAGATCGTTTGTATCATGATTATTCAACACTAGATGCTTTCACTAAAAAGGTTGAGAAAGCTGTAGATGAAAACTATAAAGAATATCGAGCTACAGAATACCGATTCGAACCAAAAGAGCAAGAACCGGAATTCATCACAGATTTATCGCCATATACTAACGCAGTAATGCAATCATTTTGGGTAGACCCTAGAACAAAAATTATTTATATGACACAAGCGCGTCCGGGCAATCATTACATGTTATCTAGATTGAAGCCTAATGGACAATTTATTGATAGATTGCTTGTTAAAAATGGCGGTCACGGCACACACAACGCCTATAGATATATCGGCAATGAGTTATGGATTTATTCAGCAGTGTTAGACGCTAACGAAAACAACAAGTTTGTACGTTTCCAATATAGAACTGGAGAAATAACTTATGGTAATGAAATGCAAGATGTCATGCCGAATATATTTAACGACAGATATACATCAGCGATTTATAATCCTATAGAAAATTTAATGATTTTCAGACGTGAATATAAAGCTTCTGAAAGACAACTTAAGAATTCGTTGAACTTTGTTGAGGTTAGAAGTGCTGACGATATTGATAAAGGTATAGACAAAGTATTGTATCAAATGGATATACCTATGGAATACACTTCAGATACACAACCTATGCAAGGTATCACTTATGATGCAGGTATCTTATATTGGTACACTGGTGATTCAAAACCAGCGAACCCTAATTACTTACAAGGCTTCGATATCAAAACAAAAGAGTTATTATTTAAACGTCGTATCGATATAGGCGGTGTGAATAACAACTTTAAAGGAGATTTCCAAGAGGCTGAAGGTCTAGATATGTATTACGATCTAGAAACAGGACGTAAAGCACTTTTAATCGGGGTAACTATTGGACCTGGTAACAACAGACATCACTCAATTTATTCTATCGGCCAAAGAGGTGTTAACCAATTCTTGAAAAACATCGCGCCTCAAGTATCAATGACTGATTCAGGCGGACGTGTTAAACCGTTACCAATACAGAACCCAGCATATCTAAGTGATATTACGGAAGTTGGTCATTACTATATCTATACGCAAGACACACAAAATGCGTTAGATTTCCCGTTACCGAAAGCGTTTAGAGATGCAGGTTGGTTCTTTGATGTACTGCCTGGACACTATAATGGTGCTCTAAGACAAGTACTTACCAGAAACAGCACAGGTAGAAATATGCTTAAATTCGAACGTGTCATTGACATTTTCAATAAGAAAAACAACGGAGCATGGAATTTCTGCCCGCAAAACGCCGGTTATTGGGAACATATCCCTAAGAGTATTACAAAATTATCAGATTTAAAAATCGTTGGTTTAGATTTCTATATCACTACTGAAGAATCAAACCGATTTACTGATTTTCCTAAAGACTTTAAAGGTATTGCAGGTTGGATATTAGAAGTAAAATCGAATACACCAGGTAATACAACACAAGTATTAAGACGTAATAACTTCCCGTCTGCACATCAATTTTTAGTTAGAAACTTTGGTACTGGTGGCGTTGGTAAATGGAGTTTATTCGAAGGAAAGGTGGTTGAATAATGGTAGTAGATAATTTTTCGAAAGATGATAACTTAATCGAGTTACAAACAACATCACAATATAATCCGGTTATTGACACAAACATCAGTTTCTATGAATCAGATAGAGGAACTGGTGTTTTAAATTTTGCAGTAACTAAGAATAACAGACCGTTATCTATAAGTTCTGAACATGTTAAAACATCTATCGTGTTAAAAACCGATGATTATAACGTAGATAGAGGCGCTTATATTTCAGACGAATTAACGATAGTAGACGCAATTAATGGGCGTTTGCAGTATGTGATACCGAATGAATTTTTAAAACATTCAGGCAAGGTGCATGCTCAGGCATTCTTTACACAAAACGGGAGTGATAATGTTGTTGTTGAACGTCAATTTAGCTTCAATATTGAAAATGATTTAGTTAGTGGGTTTGATGGTATAACAAAGCTTGTTTATATCAAATCTATTCAAGATACTATCGAAGCTGTCGGTAAAGACTTTAACCAATTAAAGCAAAATATGGCTGATACACAAACGTTAATAGCAAAAGTGAATGATAGTGCGACAAAAGGCATTCAACAAATCGAAATCAAGCAAAACGAAGCTATACAAGCTATTACTGCGACGCAAACTAGTGCAACACAAGCTGTTACAGCTGAATTCGATAAAATAGTTGAAAAAGAGCAAGCGATTTTTGAACGTGTTAACGAAGTTGAACAACAAATCAATGGCGCTGACCTTGTTAAAGGTAATTCAACAACGAATTGGCAAAAGTCTAAACTTACAGATGATTACGGTAAAGCAATTGAATCGTATGAGCAGTCCATAGATAGCGTTTTAAGCGCAGTTAACACATCTAGGATTATTCATATTACTAATGCAACAGATGCGCCAGAAAAGACGGATATAGGCACGTTAGAGAAGCCTGGACAAGATGGTGTTGATGACGGTTCTTCGTTCGATGAATCAACTTATACATCAAGCAAATCTGGTGTGTTAGTTGTTTATGTTGTTGATAATAATACTGCTCGTGCAACATGGTACCCAGACGATTCAAACGATGAGTACACAAAATACAAAATCTACGGCACATGGTACCCGTTTTATAAAAAGAATGATGGAAACTTAACTAAGCAATTTGTTGAAGAAACGTCTAACAACGCTTTAAATCAAGCTAAGCAGTATGTAGATGATAAATTCGGAACAACGAGCTGGCAACAACATAAGATGACAGAGGCGAATGGTCAATCGATTCAAGTTAACTTAAATAATGCGCAAGGCGATTTGGGATATTTAACTGCTGGTAATTACTATGCAACAAGAGTGCCGGATTTACCAGGTAGCGTTGAAAGTTATGAGGGTTATTTATCGGTATTCGTTAAAGATGATACAAACAAGCTATTTAACTTCACACCTTATAACTCTAAAAAGATTTACACACGATCAATCACAAACGGCAGACTTGAGCAACAGTGGACAGTTCCTAATGAACATAAATCAACGGTATTGTTCGACGGTGGCGCAAATGGTGTAGGTACAACAATCAATCTAACTGAACCGTACACAAACTATTCTATTTTGTTGGTAAGTGGAACTTATCCAGGTGGCGTTATTGAGGGATTCGGACTTACCGCATTACCTAACGCGATTCAATTGAGTAAAGCGAATGTAGTTGACTCAGACGGCAACGGTGGCGGTATTTATGAGTGCTTACTATCCAAAACAAGTAGCACTACTTTAAGAATAGATAACGATGTGTACTTTGATTTAGGTAAAACATCAGGTTCTGGAGCGAATGCCAACAAAGTTACTATAACTAAAATTATGGGGTGGAAATAATGAAAATCACAGTAAACGATAAAAACGAAGTTATCGGATTCGTTAATACTGGCGGTTTACGCAATAGTTTAGATGTAGATGATAACAATGTGCCTATTAAATTTAAAGAAGAGTTCGAACCTAGAAAGTTTGTTTTCACTAACGGCGAAATTAAATACAATAGCAATTTCGAAAAAGAAGACGTACCGAATGCATCAAACCAACAAAGTGCGTCAGATTTAAGTGATGAGGAACTTCGCGGAATGGTTGCAAGTATGCAAATGCAGATGACGCAAGTGAACATGTTGACAATGCAATTGACGCAACAAAACGCTATGTTAACACAACAGTTGACCGAACTGAAAACTAACAAAACAAATACTGAGGGGGACGTTTAAATGATGAAGATGATTTATCCAACTTTTAAAGACATTAAAACTTTTTATGTGTGGGGTTGCTATAAAAATGAGCAAATTAAGTGGTACGTAGACATGGGTGTAATCGACAAAGAAGAATATGCATTGATCACTGGTGAAAAATATCCAGAGGCAAAAGATGAAAAGTCACAGGTGTAATGCTTGAGGCTTTTTAATTTAACACAAAGTAGGTGGCGTAATGTTTGGATTTACCAAACGGCACGAACATGAATGGCGAATTAGAAGATTAGAAGAGAATGATAAAACAATGCTTAGCACTCTCAATGAGATTAAATTAGGTCAAAAAACTCAAGAGCAAGTTAACATTAAATTAGATAAAACTTTAGATGCTATCCAGAGGGAAAGACAGATAGACGAAAAAAATAAGAAAGAAAACGACAAAAATATACGCGATATGAAAATGTGGATTCTCGGTTTGATAGGGACTATCTTCAGTACGATTGTCATAGCTTTACTAAGAACTATTTTTGGTATTTAAAGGAGGTGATTACCATGCTTAAAGGGATTTTAGGATATAGCTTCTGGGCGTGCTTCTGGTTTGGTAAATGTAAATAACAGTTAAGAGTCAGTGCTTCGGCACTGGCTTTTTATTTTGATTGAAATGAGGTGCATACATGGGATTACCTAACCCAAAGACTAGAAAGCCTACAGCTAGTGAAGTGGTGGAGTGGGCACTGTATATGGCTAAAAACAGAAGAGTTATAGATGTTGACAGAGCATACGGCGGGCAATGTTGGGATGTTCCTAACTATATTTTAGAACGATATTGGGGGTTCAGAACTTGGGGCAACGCAAATGCTATGGCTCAAAAATCCAATTATCGCGGTAGAGATTTTAAAATTTATAGAAACACAGCTAGTTTTACGCCTAAGCCGGGAGATTGGGCAGTTTGGGCTAATAGAAACCCGGGTCATGTAGCGATAGTTGTTGGTCCAGCTGATAAAAATGCGTTTGTTTCAGTAGATCAGAATTGGTATACAGCTAATTGGTCTGGCAGTCCTCCCTATAAAATCAAACATACTTATCACGATGGGCCTGGAGGAGTAACACATTTTGTTAGACCACCATATCATCCAGACAAAACTACACCGGCACCCCAACCGGTACCTAAACCGAAAGATGATAGTGATGATAAGGAAAAGAATAATAAAAAAGTTCCGATTTGGAAAGACGTAAAAACTATAAAGTACACTATTTCTAGCCAAGAGGTTAATTATCCGGAATATATTTATCACTTTATAGTAGAGGGTAATCGACGACTCGAAAAACCTAAAGGGATAATGATTAGAAATGCTCAAACAATGAGTTCAGTAGAAAATTTATATAACAGTAGGAAGAAATACAAACAAGATGTGGAATATCCCCACTTTTATGTTGATAGACATAATATTTGGGCACCTAGAAGAGCTGTATTTGAAGTTCCTAATGAACCTGATTATATAGTTATAGACGTATGTGAAGATTATAGTGCGAGTAAAAATGAATTTATTTTTAATGAGATTCACGCAATGGTTGTAGCTGTAGATATGATGGCCAAATATGAGATACCTCTAAGTATTGAAAATTTAAAAGTAGACGACAGCATTTGGCGTTCTATGTTGGAACATGTTAATTGGAATATGATTGACAACGGTGTTGCCCCTAAAGATAAATACGAAGCATTAGAAAAGGCATTACTTAATATATTTAAAAACAGAGAAAAATTATTAAATTCTATAACTAAACCAACAGTAACAAAATCTAGAATAAAAGTTATGGTAGATAATAAAAACGCTGATATAGCTAATGTAAGAGACTCGTCACCAACAGCCAACAATGGTTCGGCATCTAAACAACCGCAGATCATAACAGAAACGAGTCCTTATACATTCAAACAAGCACTGGATAAACAAATGGCAAGAGGTAACCCGAAAAAATCTAATGCTTGGGGTTGGGCTAACGCTACACGAGCACAAACGAGTTCAGCAATGAATGTTAAACGAATATGGGAAAGTAACACGCAGTGCTACCAAATGCTTAATTTAGGCAAGTATCAAGGTGTTTCAGTTAGCGCACTTAATAAGATACTTAAAGGTAAGGGAACATTGAATAATCAAGGTAAAGCGTTCGCAGAAGCTTGTAAAAAGCACAGCATTAATGAAATTTATTTAATCGCGCACGCTTTCTTAGAAAGTGGATATGGAACAAGTAACTTCGCTAACGGAAAAGATGGAGTATACAACTACTTCGGCATTGGCGCTTACGACAACAATCCTAACTACGCAATGACGTTTGCAAGGAATAAAGGTTGGACATCTCCAGCAAAAGCAATCATGGGCGGTGCTAGCTTCGTAAGAAAGGATTACATCAACAAAGGACAGAATACACTGTACAGAATCAGATGGAATCCTAAGAATCCAGCTATGCACCAATACGCTACTGCTATAGAGTGGTGCCAACATCAAGCTAGTACAATCGCTAAGCTATATAAACAAATCGGCTTAAAAGGTATCTATTTTATAAGAGATAAATATAAATAAAGAGGTGTATAAATGTACAAAATAAAAGATGTTGAAACGAGAATAAAAAATGATGGTGTTGACTTAGGTGACATTGGCTGTCGATTTTACACTGAAGATGAAAATACAGCATCTATAAGAATAGGTATCAATGACAAACAAGGTCGTATCGATCTAAAAGCACATGGCTTAACACCTAGATTACATTTGTTTATGGAAGATGGCTCTATATTCAAAAATGAGCCCCTTATTATCGACGATGTTGTAAAAGGGTTCCTTACCTACAAGATACCTAAAAAGGTTATCAAACACGCTGGTTATGTACGTTGTAAGCTGTTTTTAGAGAAAGAAGAAGAAAAAATACATGTCGCGAACTTTTCTTTCAATATCGTTGATAGTGGCATTGAATCTGCTGTAGCAAAAGAAATCGATGTTAAATTGGTAGATGATGCTATTACGAGAATCTTAAAAGATAACGCGACAGATTTATTGAGCAAAGACTTTAAAGAGAAAATAGATAAAGATGTCATTTCTTACATCGAAAAGAATGAAAGTAGATTTAAAGGTGCGAAAGGTGATAAAGGCGAACCGGGACAACCTGGTGCAAAAGGTGAAGCAGGTAAAAAAGGAGAACAAGGTGCACCCGGTAAGAACGGTACTGTAGTATCAATCAATCCTGACACTAAAATGTGGCAAATTGACGGTAAAGATACAGATATCAAAGCAGAACCTGAGTTATTGGATAAAATCAATATCGCAAATGTTGAAGGGTTAGAAGATAAATTGCAAGAAGTTGAAAAAAACAAAGAGGCAACTCTCAAAGACTCTAAAACGTATACAGATTCAAAAATTGCTGAACTAGTTGATAGCGCGCCTGAATCTATGAATACACTAAGAGAATTAGCAGAAGCAATACAAAACAACTCTATTTCAGAAAGTGTATTGCAACAGATTGGCTCAAAAGTTAGTACAGAAGATTTTGAGAGGTTCAAACAAACATTAAACAGTTTGTATGCAGATAAAAATCATAGTCATACAATCAAACAGATTGAAGGATTAGAAAATGCTTTATCAAGAAAATCAGACATAAATCATAATCATGACGAGAGGTATGTTTTGTCGTCTCAAGCTTTTACTAAACAACAAGCGGATAATTTATATCAACTAAAAGGCGCATCTCAACCGACGGTTAAAATTTGGACAGGAACAGAAAATGAATATAACTATATATATCAAAAAGACCCGAATACGTTATATTTAATTAAAGGGTGATGACATGGAAGCTAATTTAAAAGGTGTAAAGAAATTGGTATACAAAGGGGTTGAATACTCTAAAGTATTTGCAGGTAATACAAAAGTTTGGTCTAAACCGCCGTCTTTTGTAATTAAACCCTTACCTAAAAATAAATATCCGGATAGCATAGAAGATTCAACAGCAAAATGGACAATAAATGGAGTTGAACCTAACAAAAATTATCAGGTGACAATAGAAAATGTACGCAGCGGTATAATGAGGGTTTCGCAAACTAATTTAGGATCAAGTGATTTAGGAATATCAGGAGTCAATAGTGGAGTTGCAAGTAAAAGCATTAACTTTAGTAATCCTTCCGGGATTTTGTATGTCACTATAAGTGATGTTTATTCAGGATCTCCGACTTTGACCATCGAATAATTTTAAACGACTAATTTTTAGTCGTTTTTTATTTTGGGTAAAAGGAGCAAACAAATGGATATTAACTGGAAATTGAGATTTAAAAATAAAGCAGTATTAACAGGTTTAGTTGGTGCATTGTTGCTATTTATCAAGCAAATTACAGACTTATTCGGATTAGATTTATCAACTCAATTAAATCAAGCTAGCGCGATTATAGGTGCTATTCTCACGCTACTCACAGGTATTGGTGTTATTACTGATCCAACGTCAAAAGGCGTCTCAGATTCATCTATAGCACAGACATATCAAGCGCCTAGAGATAGTAGCAAAGAAGAACAACAGGTTACTTGGAAAACATCTCAAGACAGTAATTTAACGCCAGAATTAAGTACAAAAGCACCGAAAGAATATGATACATCACAGCCGTTTACAGACGCCTCTAACGATGTTGGTTTTGACGTGAATGAGTATCATCATGGAGGTGGCGACGATGCAAGCAAAATTAACTAAAAAAGAGTTTATAGAATGGTTGAAAACTTCTGAGGGAAAACAATTTAATGCAGATTTATGGTATGGATTTCAGTGTTTCGACTATGCCAATGCTGGCTGGAAAGTTTTGTTCGGATTACTCCTAAAAGGTTTAGGCGCAAAAGATATTCCATTCGCTAACAACTTCGACGGATTAGCTACTGTATACCAAAATACACCGGACTTCTTAGCACAACCTGGCGACATGGTTGTATTCGGTAGCAACTACGGTGCTGGATATGGTCACGTTGCATGGGTAATTGAAGCAACTTTAGATTACATCATTGTATATGAGCAGAATTGGCTAGGCGGTGGCTGGACTGACGGAATCGAACAACCCGGCTGGGGTTGGGAAAAAGTTACAAGACGACAACATGCTTATGATTTCCCTATGTGGTTTATCCGTCCGAATTTTAAAAGTGAGACAGCGCCACGATCAGTTCAATCTCCTACACAAGCACCTAAAAAAGAAACAGCTAAGCCACAACCTAAAGCAGTAGAACTTAAAATCATCAAAGATGTGGTTAAAGGTTATGACCTACCTAAGCGTGGTAGTAACCCTAAAGGTATAGTTATACACAACGACGCAGGAAGCAAAGGGGCGACTGCTGAAGCATATCGTAACGGATTAGTAAATGCACCTTTATCAAGATTAGAAGCGGGCATTGCGCATAGTTACGTATCAGGCAACACAGTTTGGCAAGCCTTAGATGAATCACAAGTAGGTTGGCATACCGCTAATCAAATAGGTAATAAATATTATTACGGTATTGAAGTATGTCAATCAATGGGCGCAGATAACGCGACATTCTTAAAAAATGAACAGGCAACTTTCCAAGAATGCGCTAGATTGTTGAAAAAATGGGGATTACCAGCAAACAGAAATACAATCAGATTGCACAATGAATTTACTTCAACATCATGCCCTCATAGAAGTTCGGTTTTACACACTGGTTTTGACCCAGTAACTCGCGGTCTATTGCCAGAAAACAAGCGGTTGCAACTTAAAGACTACTTTATCAAGCAGATTAGGGCGTACATGGATGGTAAAATACCGGTTGCCACTGTCTCTAATGAGTCAAGCGCTTCAAGTAATACAGTTAAACCAGTTGCAAGTGCATGGAAACGTAATAAATATGGTACTTACTACATGGAAGAAAGTGCTAGATTCACAAACGGCAATCAACCAATCACAGTAAGAAAAGTGGGGCCATTCTTATCTTGTCCAGTGGGTTATCAGTTCCAACCTGGTGGATATTGTGATTATACAGAAGTGATGTTACAAGATGGTCATGTTTGGGTAGGATATACATGGGAGGGGCAACGTTATTACTTGCCTATTAGAACATGGAATGGTTCTGCCCCACCTAATCAGATATTAGGTGACTTATGGGGAGAAATCAGTTAGAATGACATAGTCATGTCTATTTAAGCAGGTGCGTTACATACCTGCTTTCTATTTACATTTAAAGATAAAATGTGCTATTATTTTACTAGAACTTTTTAACATTTCTCTCAAGATTTAAATGTAGATAACAGGCAGGTACTACGGTACTTGCCTATTTTTTTATGTTATAATGTAATTACATTACCAGTAACCAATCTGGCTTAAAACCACATTTCCGGTAGTCAATCCGGCTATGCATAGGACTTACTTGCGTAAAGCAGTAAGAAGCTGACTGCATATTTAAACCACCCATACTAGTTACTGGGTGGTTTTTGGGAACAAAAAAATAGTTTACAATCATTATTAGTAAGTATATAATTTTCTAGATCGATAATTTAGGAGAAATTTATATGGAAACTAAAGATTTATCATTAAAAATAGATGCAACAAAAATAGAAGTTGCAGGAATTAAAAATAAATTCACAGCTCAATGTAAACTTGCATATTCATTTATAGCTACGATAGCAACTATATTTGCAACTATATATTCAGACGGGAAACAGTTAGTTATTTTTTCTATGTTACTTTTCGTCTTTCCAAGTTTCATTGAATCATTCGGAATTGCCAATGAAAATAAGGTTATAACTGCAATAGTTAAAATCTATAAATATATTTTTTTTATTGTTTCTTTATTTCTATTCATTATTTTTGTTTGGTATTTTTACGATAAGCAAGATGCGTATAATTATACAAAAGTTATAGGCGATATATTATTAATAGTCAGTATTTTTATTAATTTAGTGTATTCTTTGATTTCTTATTTGAACTTACGCTACAATATAAATGAACATATTGCTTTAGCTGCAGTAGAGCAAAGTACGTTAGAAAAACAAAAAGAAAGATTGCACTTTCAAGATAATATTAAAAAAGCACATAAAAAAGTATATCGTGAATTTGTTAGTAAACAAAATAAAGATAAAAAGGGGAAGGATAAATGATGTTTATAACTGGAATAGTGATATCGTTAGTTGTAATCTTGATAGCTTCATATTTTTCCTTTGTTTTAACAACATTAATTATAAGCGAAGATTTTAGTGACCGAGTTACTTTAAAAGTAGCATTTATCTTACCAATAATATTAATATCCCTATCCATTCGTGCATGTTTAGAAAACCTAAGGAGTAATAAACAACTTGCTAAAACAGCATTTAAAATGGCTACTACACAATATCCTTCAGTGGTAACAATGTTCATAGGTATGGTTAAAGACCATCAAGCACAAGTCCACTGTTTTGGTGAATCTACCTATACCTATAACCAAAATAAAGAAAACCTAATATTAAAAAAAGACATAAATAAGTCATGGTTAAATTCATTAAAGAATTTGAAGTCACTTATTAAATCAGAAGGATTTAAAAAGAATTTTTTAAATAACTTAGCTGAAGCTTAA